CGTGTAATAGCGCTAAAGGCTCACGCTCACAAGGCGTTTTTTTAGCACGCAATTCTACCCCCCCTGCCTTTGCTGGCATTATCTCCCCAAAAACGTCGGGTACGGTCCCTGCCGGTCCGTGTACGGGCCAACCTGAGCAGAATTGATAGGGATATGAGCGAAATAAAAACGCCTCGCTATGGGGCTACTGAGCCTCGCCTACATAGTCCCTACCTCGAGGGAAAATCTCGCGGGGTTGAGATTGCTCAGCTGGCAGACTCAATAGGGATGCCGCTTTTACCCTGGCAAAATTTTGTAATTTCGGATATGTGCACCGTAGACGAGAATAATATGTTTATCCGTAAAACTAATTTAATTTTATGCAGCCGCCAGCAGGGTAAAACTCATCTCGCGCGTATGGTCATGCTCGGACATATGTTTCTATTTGATAGCCCTAATGTGCTCATTATGAGCTCGAATAGATCCATGGCTTTAGACACCTTTAGGCAGGTCGCCTACGCTATTGAAAATAATGACGGGATGCGTAAACAGGTTAAGCAAATTAGATACGCTAACGGCACCGAGTCGATAGAGCTAAAAAACGGCCATAGGCTCGATGTTGTAGCGGCAACTCGGGACGGTTCCAGAGGCCGCACCGCTTCGCTTTTGTACGTCGATGAAATCCGCGAAATTTCGGAGGAGGGCTTTAGAGCTGCAACACCTACGACCCGCGCTAAGCCTAACGCTCAAACACTTTTAACTAGCAACGCTGGCGATGCTTTTTCGACCGTGCTTAACGATCTGCGCGAGAGGGCCCTTAGCTCACCTCCTAAGACGTTTGGTTTTTACGAATACTCGGCTCCTCAATTTGCAGCTATTACCGACCGCGATGCGTGGGCTATGGCTAACCCTGCGCTTGGCTACACGGTTACGGAGGACTCACTCGAGGAGGCGGTGGCAACTCAACCTATAGAGACGACTAAAACCGAGTTACTTTGCCAGTGGATTTCGTCCACGGCCTCACCCTGGCCGCATATGTCGGTGGAAAATGCAGGCGATAAGGATCTTAAAATGTCAGCGGGACCGCTTACTATCTTTGCTTTTGACGTGGCACCGTCTAGGCGCGATGGCTCGCTCACGATGGGCCAGATATTGCCGGATGGTCGTATAGGGGTCGCGGTGCTTGAGACTTTCCATAGTGACGTTTCTATCGACGAGCTTTACATGGCAGACCATATAGCCAAATGGTGCAAAGACTTTTACCCTCGGACCGTTTGTTACGACAAATACACTACGGCCTCTATTGCCAAACGCCTTGAGGTAAACGGCATAAATATTACCGATATCTCAGGACAAAAGGGGTACCAGGCATCGGGAGACCTCCATCAAGCGCTCTCAAATAATCGTCTCGTGCACTCGGGCCAAGATGAGCTAGTAACTCATATGTCTAATTGCGCGGCTAAAGAGTCGGCGGATAGCTGGCGTATCGTGCGCCGTAAATCGGCAGGGCCCGTAGACATAGCTATCGGCTTATCTATGATTGTGCATATCCTTAACCAGCCGATGGCCGAGGCTAAAGTTTATATTTAGACACGCCGCCTAATACCTGATTTTGTCCTTGACATTTTGAGAAAATCCCCTCCATGGGAATACTCCAAACTCTAGGGCTTAAGAGCTCCGATAAACCTCAGGTAGAGGCTCAGTACGCACCCGCCGTAATGGATACTAATTACGGTTACGGCTCTTTTAATACTGGCACTTTCGGTAATAACGGCGTTGCTATAGATCGTAACTTTGCTTTACAGGTCGCAAGCGTTGCCAGGTGTCGTAATTTAATTGCGGGAGTAATTAGCTCTATCGATTTAGCATTATATAAAAAATCAACGGGCGAAAAATTAGGTACTCCTATTTGGTTAGAGCAGCCCGATTTGAGACAACCTCGAAGCGTTACTATTTCTGCAACGGTTGATAGCTTGATTTTTTATGCGGTGGCCTACTGGCGCACGACCTCATTATATGCCGACGATGGACGGCCCTCAGGCTTTGAGTGGGTAGCTAATAATCGCGTTACCTATACAACTAACCAATACGGTACAGAGATAGATGATTATTTTGTAGACGGTATTAGAGTACCTATGAGCGGTATTGGATCTCTTGTTACTTTTCAATCACTTTTGCCGGGCGTATTACAGAGCGCTAGTACAACTATAAAAGCAGCTTACGACATACAAAAAGCAAGCGCGGTAAGTGCAGCTACACCGATGCCGACCGGTGTGCTCCGGAATACTGGCGCCGACCTGCCCGAGGCACAAATTCAAGGATTACTCGCAGCTTTCAAGAGCGCCCGGCAAAACCGTAGTACGGCTTATTTAACTAGCACTCTCGAATATGTCCCTACATCTTTCTCACCTAAAGACATGACCTACACGGAAAGTAGCCAGTACCTTTCTACGGAAATCGCGCGCGCGATGAACGTGCCAGCAGCGCTAATTTCTAGTGACATGAATAATAGTATGACGTACCAAAATATTTTAGACGGTCGTAAAGAATTTGTAGCTTATTCGTTGCAGCCTTATATCTCAGCTATTGAGGACCGGCTAAGTATGAATGACATAACAAACTCCTCAAATCAAATTCGTTTTGCCGTAGACGATACGTTTTTACGCGTGGATGCTAAAGAGCGTTTAGATATTATTGAGCAAATGTTAAATCTAAATTTAATCGATGTAAACCAAGCCCGACAAATGGAGCAACTAACACCGCTAGGAGATACAAATGCTACTAACGTTTAGCCAAGAGATACAAGCCGCCGACGTAGAGCGACGGATGATTTCGGGACTAGTCGCGCCATATGGCGAGATTGGTTTTACAAGTGCGGGCCCTATTATGTTTGAGCGGGGCTCTATCGCTATCGCCGAAGCTGCTAATATTAAGTTACTAATGCAACACCAGCAAGATAAACCCGTAGGTCGCGCCGTTTCGTTTAGCGACTCTACCGAGGGCGTATACGGATCCTTTCGTTTAAGTATGAGCTCCCGGGGACAGGATGCTCTTACGTTGGCGCAGGAAAATCTCGTTTCCGGCTTATCCGTAGGGGTCGATGTTACGGCCTCTAAGCCGATGGGCGATTACCTGCTCGTTACGGCGGCGGTCCTCAAAGAGGTATCGCTGGTAGAAAGCGCGGCCTTTTCTAGCGCCGGCGTAAATGAAATTGCAGCGGCACGAGCTGAGCTCATCGCTGCGACTAGCACAAAAGAAAAAACTACAACTATCTCTACGACCATCGTAGAGGTTGAAACAGAAACCGAAAGCGAGGAAGCTGTGACTACAGCCCCAGAAAATACATCGGAGGAAACTCCGGTCGATACACCGGTAGAGGCTGAGAAAGTCGAAGCCGCTCGTAAGATTATCCGACCATCCGTTTTAGACTCTCAGCGAGTACGTACGCCAATTACATCTATGGGCGCATATACAGAGCACAAGATTAAAGCTGCACTCGGTAACGAGGACTCTAAGCTATATGTAACCGCAGCCGACGATAGCTTTAGTACAAACCCGGCATTTTCTCCAACTCAATACCTATCAGAATTTCCAACTAACACTCGTTTCGGTACACCTGCTATCGATGCTTGCTCTCGTGGAGTATTGCCAGCTTCTGGCATGACTATCAACGTGCCCTCACTCGTTACTAGCGCCGGTGGACAATCAGGCGTAGCGCCTGTTGTAACTGTTGAAGCCGAAGCGGGAGCCGTACAAAATACCGGAATGGTTACAGAATATCTAACCGGAACAATTAACAAATACTCCGGAATGAATACCCTGAGTATTGAGCTCCTGGAAAGATCGGATCCAAATTTTTATAACGAGCTCACGACTCAACTCCAGAACGCGTATTTGAAAACGCTGGACACAACCGTATTAGCCGCTCTAATAACCGCGGGTACTGTTGCTACAACCGCTCAAGCTGCTACCTCCGCAGGAATTATCGGATACACATCCGAAGCGGCTCGCCTTGTTTATGAAGCTACAGGTTATTTCGCTAGTAACTACATAGCTAACGGTAGCCAGTGGCAATTACTCCTCGGCGCATCGGATACAACAGGCCGGCCAATTTATTCAGCTAGTCAGCCAATGAACGCGGCCGGACTTACTCAGCCTGGCTCAATTCGCGGAAACGTACTGGGCTTAGACCTATTCGTGGACAAAAATTTTGCCGCAACTACAACCGTAGACGACTCAGCTATCATTTTGGCACCTGAGGCCTTTACTGTTTATTCCAGCCCTACGGCTTATATGAGCGTAAACGTAGTAAGTAATCTCCAGGTCCAGGTGGCAATTTATGGCTATATGGCCACTATTGCCAAAATGCCTAAGGGAATTATCCGCTACAACTTTACCTAAGCAATAAACCTAATAGTCGGTAGGGCTCTTAGCCCTTTGAGCCCTACCGGCCTTATTAAGATGAGGAGATTAAAGTGCCAGCTACATACGTCACCGAGGCCGAGCTTCGTGCGAATTTGGGAATTGAAAATTTATATTCCTCAGATATTGTAGAGACCTGTTGCCAGGCTGCTCAAGATCTTATAAACCAGTTTTTATGGTTTGACTCAGCTCCCGTAGTAGGAGCGACGTTACAAAATAACGTAGCAACGGTAATGATTTCTAACCCTGCAATATTTAGCACGGGGCAGAGCGTAACCTTGAGTGGATGCGGCTCAACCTTTAACGGGACTTACACTATTACGGGCACCATGCCGTTTACTACAGGTACAACTAATAATTTTCCGTCTATTGCTTTTAATACAAACGCCTATAACTATCCAAACGGATATAGTTTTATCCAATTTACTAAAGTGGCAGCTAACGTTAATTTTTTTAGAATATTGCCTTTTGGCTCGGTTGTGGGCGCAGACCTTAAGACAAACTCCTACGCGACTACGCCTGCTATCCGTGAGGCCTCTATGGTCCTAGCGGTAGATATTTTCCAAGCTCGACAAGTCTCACAAACGGGCGGCGTATCTATAGACGGCTTTAGTCCAAGTCCCTACCGCATGGGTAATAGCATGATTGGAAAAATCCGAGGGCTTATTGCGGGATACATAAACCCTAATGCGATGGTCGGATAATGACCGCGCCTATTACAACTCTTAGAGCCTCACTAGCTGCGGCCCTTACTAATACAAATGTTTGGAATACCTATAGCTTTCCTCCGGCGACTATAACCGCAAATAGCGTAATCGTCTCTCCGGCAGATCCCTACATTACACCGACTAATAACGAGTATGCCACTATCTCGCCTATGGCCTCGTTTCGTATTATTTGTAACGTGCCGCTCTACGATAACCAAGGTAATTTACAGGGTATCGAGGACATGGTCTGCGCCGTCTATGCAAAATTAGCGGCCTCACCTATCGTTATGAATATTGGCCCTGTAAGTGCGCCAAGTGTTTTAACCGTACAAAGCGGTGATTTACTAACTACTGATATAACTATCTCAATACTAACCGAGTGGAGTTAAGCATGAGCCTAACCGAGGAGGAAATCGCCTTTCTTATTAAGATAGGGCAGATTACCGAAGCACCTAAAAAAGAAAACAAATCAAAAGACACACCAACAGATAAGGACGAGGAGTAAAAAATGGCCGTATATATGACCAATGGTGTCGTGGTAACTCTTAACTCTGTAGTACTGAGCGATCACGTCACGAGCGCAACTATTAACCGTGTTTTTGAAGAGCTGGAGGTCACCAGCATGGGCGACTCATCCAGAAAGTACACAAAAGGTTTAGAAACTAGCACCATCACGCTAGACTTTTTAAGCGATACCGCAGCCGCTAACGTAAACGCTACGCTGCAAGCTGCATGGGGTACGACCGTACCTCTTACACTAAAGCAGACAAGCGCAGCCGTTTCAGCGACTAACCCTCTCTATTCGACTACAATTTTGGTAAACAATACGACCGACATTAACGGTGCCGTCGGCGATATTGCCAGCCAGTCGATTACGTTCACCTGTAATTCCGTTATTGTAATTACTACTAGCTGATAAAAAGAAAAGGGGCTAACAAATGGCAAGACTCAAAATAACAAGGGCTACGGGCGAGGTTACTGAGCATCAGATAACCCCACGTATCGAGTACGCCTTTGAGCTTTATGCAAAGCAAGGGTTTCACAAGGCCTTTCGTTTAGATGAAAAACAGAGTGACGTTTACTGGCTGGCGCATGAGTGCTTAAGGTCGGCAGGCGTTACGGTGCCTATGTTTGGCGCTGAGTTTCTCGATATGTTAGTTAAGGTCGAGGTACTAGACGACGAGCCTTTAAGCTAGGGCGCGACTCTCTAACTCACCTGGTAGCGCAACTATCAATAAGGTTAGGGATCGCGCCTCAAGCGGTACTCGAGCTAGATACCGAGATGTTTAAGATGTTAGTAAAGGTATTAAACGAGCAAGCGGAGGAGTCTAAAAATGTCCGTAAACCTGGACGGCGTTAAAGAGACTATCCGCGCGCTGCGTAAAATAGATCCTGAGCTACTAAAAGAAATGAATAAAGAGATTAAAGGCGTGATGATACCTATCCGTGATAAGGCTAGGGACTACGCTCCTACGGCTGCTCCCGGTGGGCTTTACAACTGGGACGATGGGGCTAAAGATAAAAAAATTACCGCGCGTACCTCAGCGTTTAGAGAGTCTACTTTAGGCGGTACTACTCGTCGCCTTTTTCCTTTGTATAACGCGGAGGCTACGCGCAAGGGTATCTATTACTCTCAGGCTCCAAGTAAGCGCAATAGCAGGGGATGGAGCTCTCAGTACATCGTAGCTAATGCCTCAGCTAGTGGAGCTATTTATGAGACCGCGGGACGTAAAAACCCGGGCGGCTCCTCAAAGAGTCGGTCTAATAACCCTCGCGCAGGTGCTAATTTTATTAGCCGTATGGGGCCTTTGTATGGTCCTGACCAAGCCTCTCGCGGTCGCATGATTTATAGAGCTTGGTATGAGGACCAAGGTAAAGCTAAGGCTGCGGTAGTAAGAGCTATTGAAAATACCATAGCCGCTTTCAACCAAGGCCGCTACGACAAGGCCGCATAATGAAGCTACCCGATTTATTTGTTAATGCCGTTACAACCTTTGACGGCAAGGCTTTAGCTAAAGGACAAAAACAGATAGGCGGCTTTGAAAAAAGCGTAAAAAGTTTAGCTAAAGCGTTTGGCGTTACTTTTGGCGCTGCGGCTTTAGCGCAATTTGGTAAAAAATCCGTTAAAGCCTTTGCCGAGGATGAAGCCGCCGCCGTACGTTTAACTAAGGCCGTAGAAAATCTAGGGCTTGGCTTTGAGAATACACGCATAACCCGATTTATAGCCGACCTAGAAAAGTCTGCCGCCGTCGCCGACGATGTTTTAAGGCCTGCGTTTCAGACCCTAATTTCTACGACGGGCTCGTTTACTAAGTCTCAGGATTTATTAAACCTTGCCCTCGAAATCTCGGCAGGTACTGGCATCGATGCCGCCGAGGTTGCTAAAGATCTAAGCCTTGCCTACCTTGGACAAACTAAAGGTATAGCTAAATACAACACGGGGCTATCTAAAACAGAATTAACCGCTGCGGGTTTCTTGACTATCCAAGAAAAACTAACCGAGCAATATAGCGGGCAAAATGCAACTCGTTTAGATACTTACGCGGGTAAGGTATCGGCCGTACAAATCGCTTACGGAAACCTGCAAGAAACCGTAGGCGGCGCTTTAGTCGATGCTTTTGCGCGGCTTGCAGGCGATACAACTACCGAGGATCTAACAGAAAGCGTAGATAACCTTGCCGACTCTTTAGCCGCGGTCGTAGAATTAGTAGGGCAACTAGCTACGCCTTTTGTATTTTTAGCTAAACTCGGTGGCGATTTTGGTATGGCTATTACCAAATTAGGCTACGCCGTAAGCGGCGAGGCTTTTATGGGCGTAGTAGCAAATCGCCAATATGGCGGAGCAGCGGCGGATAAATATAGAGCCATTGAGGAAACGGCTAACGCTAAAGCTCGAGCTAAGGCCGAGGCCGATGCGGCCAGGCGCCAAAAAGAGTTATTAGCTCTACAAAAGAAAAGCGCCATAGCTGAGAAAAATAAACTTTCGTTATCTAAAGCTGCGGCCGTATTTGACTCTAACCGTATCTCTATAGCCGCTGCACTACAGGCCACGTACGACAAAGAGACACGCCTACGCCTAGAGGCGCTTATGGCTATTGAGGATGAAAACGGCACTCTAGCCCTACAGAAAATAGGCGAGCTTGCAGCGTTTCAGAAAAACGCCGACATGGCCAAATTAGCTGGCGTTACTCAAATTAGCGAGGCAACTCTCTCGGCGCTTAACACTCAGCTACTAGCAGAGCTTAAGATTATTAACGATAGCAAGATGGCCGAGAGCGACAAAGAGGCAGCTCGTCAAATTGCATTTGGTAAATATAACGAAGCTATAACTAAGGCGGGCGAGCTTGCAGCTAAAGAAAGTTATAGCGAGCGCGTACAAATACAACTAACCGAAATAGCTCGCCTTGCCTCCCTTAGCAATACTACAAACGCAGCCCTGACCCTTGCCAAGCTGCGCGAGTCCGCCGAGCTAAGCATGATAGATCGCATAGCTAAGGCTCAAGCCGCGGCCGATGCGGCTCGCCTCAAGGCTTTACAAGAGTATCTAAATTTACTTAGCAAGGTAAGCGGCGGCGGTAGCAGCGGTCTTACTAATATCGGTGGCACTAATTTTGTTACAGGTCCCGTAATTTCAACTAAAACTATATTAGATACGGTAGCGGCCACGGCTGCGGCGACCTCAGTATTAGGCCAAGATATAAGCGCTACAGAATTTTACAATAGCCTTACCTCTAGCCAAAAAGAGGATTTAGGCGGCTATAGCCCTACGATGAATTACGGCGCAGGCTATCCGCAGACTTATAATATTAATATTAGTAGCGGCGTTATAGCTCAACCCGACGAATTTGCGACTTTAGTGCAGGATACTATTCAGCGCCTTAACCGCGGTGGAGATCCACTAACTACGGCGGGCGTGCTATGACGGTCCCTACAATAAACGCGGTTATTAATTTTTCTACAGGGCCATCCTTTGCTCAAGCTATGATTTTAGATAGCGGCATTTTAGGTACAAACGTTTTAGCCGATGCGGCCGCTCTTATCGTGGACGTATCTAACGTAGTCGATGGTGTTACAACTATTCGCGGCCGTAATGCTCAGGCCGACGTTTTCCAAACGGGTAATTTAACGCTTCGTATCGTGGACCAAAATGGAGACTTTAACCCTCAAAATGCCGCAGGGCCTTACTATGGATTACTTACGCCTTTACGTAAAGTACAAATAAGCGGCACTTACGCAGGTATCGAGTACCCGATGTTTAGCGGTTTCATTACGAGCTATACAACTACTACGCCTAAAATGGCGACCGATGTAGTTTATACAACTATAACCGCCGTCGATGCTTTTAGACTTTTTCAAAATAGCCAAGTTTCGACGATTACTTTAGCCTCAGCCGGTGACTTACCGGGAGAGCGGGTAAATGCTATCCTCGATGAAATTGCCTGGCCTCCATCCATGCGAGAAATACAATACGGAGACACCATTTTCCAGGCCGACCCTGGTACGGCTCGCACGGCACTACAAGCTCTACAAACGGCCACTATCTCCGAGTACGGCGCTTTATATATTAACGCTCGAGGATCTGTAGAGCTGCATGATAGAGCTTTTTGTATTGAGTCTCAGGCTTTGCCGCCCGTTGTATTTAATGACGATGGCACCGAAATTACATATTTTAATGCCGTATGGCGCTTAGACGATACGCAGGTATATAACTCGGCCTCTATTACAAAGATAGGAGGCACGGCTCAGCTTGCCGAGGATGCAGCCTCTATCGAGGAGTATTTTGTACATTCATATAACCAGCAGAATTTAGTAATGGAGACAAATCAAGCGGCCTTAGATTATGCACGGGCCTACGTGGCGAGCCGTAAGGATACGCAGACTCGCTGCGATGCCATAGAGCTAGACCTTTATACGCCAAACTATAACGATGGAATTATCGCTGCTCTTGATTTAGATTTTTTTGACCCTGTAGAGATTACAACTAACCAGCCCGGTAATTCGACTCTCCAACAGACTTTACAGGTTTTTGGCGTAGTACACCGTGTTACGCCTAACTCTTGGAAAACGACTTTTACAACACTAGAGCCGATTATCGACGGCTTTATACTAAACTCATCACTATACGGAGTGCTCGATACCTCCGTGTTAGCGTACTAAGGAGCATAAAATGGCAGCTGGTCTAGGGTTTAAGACCTTTACAACCGGTGAGGTATTAACGGCCGCCGATGTGAACGGCTACCTCATGCAAGGAGTACTCGTTTTCGCAAGTGCGGCAGCTCGTAACGCTGCAATTACATCGCCTCAAGAGGGGCAATTTGCGTTTACTAAAGATACTAACGGGCTTTGGTATTACGACGGTGCAGCTTGGGTAGCCTCAGGCGCTACAGGTGACATTGAGGGAGTTACCGCAGGTGTAGGTATTACGGGCGGAGGTACCTCAGGCACGGTAACTATTACTAATGACATGGCTACGACAATTACCGCAAGCGGTGACATAGTAGTAGGTACAGGTAGCGGCACTTACGATAACCTACCAATCGGTACAACTAATCAAGTGCTAACGGCTGATACAACAGTTAGCCCGTATAAAGTAAAGTGGGCTACCCCTGCAAGCGGTGGTATGACAGAATTAGCAAGCGGGTCATTGAGCGGATCAAGTCTGGATTTGTCTTCAATTTCAGGCTCATACAATAATCTTCAATTAGTATTACGCGGAATGACTTATTCTGCATCAGTAACAAGTTTTTCAATATTGGCAAACACCGTCAGCGATTACACAATGAACGTGTTAGACCTTAGCAACTCAACATTCCAGACAGATGGCGGTAGCTCACGAGGATCTATTAGCCCATTTTACAACACCATGATTGCTGCACAAACTGGGAGTGCGTTGATAATTACAGTTTTTGATTATGCAAACACAACATCTTGGAAACATGTACAATGCCAATTTGTTAGCACTTATGCAGGACCAAACATTTCGACAGATTTTACTTATGCAACGGTCAAAAGCACCGCAGCAATTAACAGACTGCGCGCTAATCCTGGCGGTGGCACTTATTCAACGGGCACATACACACTTTACGGGGTGAAATAACATGACACTAATGGTAAAACAACACAATGTTGAAACAGGCGAAATCATCGAAAGAGAAATGAACGCTGAGGAAATGGCAGAATATGAAAATGCTCAAATTGAAGCAGAAGCAATAGCCGCAAAACAAGCCGAAGCCAAAGCGGCTAAAGCAGCGTTATTACTCAAATTAGGCATAACCGCCGATGAGGCAAAGCTACTACTTAGTTAAATGGAGACAAGCTATAACGGCTACCCTGCCTCTAAAGATCCTGCCGAGATAAATATAAAGTCCTACCCTGTAAAGGGTACGGATCGTAAGCTAAGGTGTGCCGAGAGTGTTGGGCCTCTCTTGGCCGCCTTTGCTGCCGAGTTTCACGAGCTTATCGAGCCAATAGATGAAGGCGTTTTTGACGATTGGGGTTACGCCTACCGCATGGTAAGAGGTAATCCTACAAAATTATCTTGTCATTCATCGGGTACGGCTATAGATCTCAATGCGACACGTCACGCGCTCGGCAAGGTAGGCACGTTTCCCGCGGAGAAAGTACCTATGATACGAGCGCTGGCTAAAAAATATGGTCTCAAATGGGGCGGGGATTATATTAATCGTAAGGACGAAATGCACTTTGAGGTGGAAATATCCTCAATTAAAGCACAAACACTAATAACCAAATTAGGGCTAGATGGAGTAAATAATGAGTGATATACAACAAGCTAATATCCCTGCAAGCACGGTAACGCTTTTAGCCTCAGGCGCTCGCACTTTAACGGCGGCAGGCTCAGCGGTTACAGGTTTCGCAGCGGCACGGCAATTAGTACTACAACTACAAGTAACCGCGGCTAGTGGCACCGCTCCGACTTTAGATTTAGTCGTGCAGGATACTACCGACGGCACTAACTACAACACTATTGCGACGTTTACACAAAAAACGGCTGCGTCACGCGAGGTCATTCGACTAAGCACACCCTTTACAGACACGCTAAGAGTCTCTTATGAGATAGGCGGAGTCACTCCGTCTTTCACTTTTAACGTAATAGCCTGGGCGGACTCAAATTAACGCGCAGCTCAAGGCGGCGGCCTTATCTTATCTACGTGCGGCTATATCTTGCGTAGGTGCGCTTTATATTTCAGGTATTACAGATCCTAAAGTATTAGTTAACGCTTTTATAGCGGGTCTTATTGGGCCACTAATTAAGGCTTTGCAGCCAAGCGAAAAGCAAATAGGCATAGGCTCTAAGTAATGGAGCAGGCTCAGCTCATAGTCGGTATAGCCGTAGGCGGTTGTACTTTTTTGGGGCTATGGGCTGGGCTTATCCGTAAGATGGTCAAATACTATTTATCTGAGTTAAAGCCCGACGGAAACGGCGGCCATAATTTAGCTGGTCGTGTTGAGCGTATCGAGGCTCGGGTAGACCGTATTTACGAAATCCTGCTAGAGGATAGACTCGCCAAGTAGCGACACGCCAAACACGTATACGCTTTGCTTTCGGACAAAAAGCCCTCATACTGATACTACAAACGCTGAGAGGGCTACTCGGTTTAGTAGCTCAATCGGCCTTAACAAAGGGCAGATAATGAATAGTTTAGATTTAATCGTAGTAGGTATGGTCGTATTATTTATGGGCTTGTTTATTTATGCAGCTTATGAAATGGGCTATAAAGTAGGACTAGGCGAGGGTTTCTTACGTGGTCGTAATATTGCTAAGGCGCTAAAAGAAGCCGAGGCTAAGCGATGAGTAATTTTCTAGCAGGGTACGAGGACGTAAACGCTCGTATTAAGCGCTTTAGATCCGAGTTTCCATCGGGCCGATTAGTGGCCTACATCGAGGATATTGACGTAATCAAAGGCACCATCCTTGTTAAAGCTGAGGCCTACCGCGAATATGAGGACATGCAGCCGAGCGCGGTTGATTACGCTTTTGGTAACGTTTCGACTTATCCAAACAATATGAAAAAATGGTTTATAGAGGACACAATTACCAGCGCTTACGGCCGGGTTATTGGTCTACTAACTCCAAGCCTCGAGCACAACGCTAGACCTACGGCTCAGGATATGCAGAAAGTAGACACACTACCCGCAGACTCCGACCCTTGGAGCACTAAAGCCTCTATCGAGGATATGGCTACGATGGCAAGCTCTTTGCTAGAAATCGGTGCGCAACTCGGCAACGAGCTAGTCCCTGAGGGGCCTAGATGCTCGCATGGGACGATGATTTGGGCCGAGGGCACGGCCAAGGCTACGGGCAAGCCGTGGGCCGCGTACAAATGCACCGAGCGAGTACGAGCTAATCAATGTAACCCGATTTGGCACGTAATGACCTCAACCGGACAATGGAAACCCCAAGTATGACAAAGCAGAGATTAATAAAAGTGCTAGTAGTTTTTGAGATAGCGGCTTTAATTGCCATGGGAGTTTCAATATGGGCGAAATAACCTTTATCAAAGACGGCCTCGCTACGACTATCCACGATAACGGCGATACGACCGTAATCAAAGCCAAACAATGCGACGAGTGCAACAAATGGCATACGGCTCTAGGCGGCTTTTCGTATCGTGATGTAAGCGGCGAGATAGTTATATGGTTATGCGCACAATGTCGCGCGTAGCTAAAGTAATTCTTGATAGGTCTCAGGAGATTACGGCGCACCGTGTAGGACTAGAGCGCACGGTGTTACGTAATGCAGATCCTAAAGATGCTAGTAATTTTGGGCAGACCTATAGCAACTGGCACGAGCTGGTATGGCAAGAGGCCGAGGGGTGCGGAGCAGAGATGGCCGTAGCTAACTTTTTTGGCGATTATGCCTACGTGCCTCAGGTCGATAACGCGCACGATACCGCCGACGTTGGCGAAAATATAGAGGTCAAATGGACCAAGCACGCTAACGGCCACTTAATACTACAAAATAGAGGAGCGGGCAGGCCTAACGATGTAGCTATATTAGTTACAGGTTTAAGCCCTGTATATATCCTTATGGGATGGATGCCTGTACATATGGCTAAGCAAGCGAAATACAAGCACCCCTATCAAAATAACTATTGGGTGCCTCGCTCTAATCTCTTTGAGATGCAATACCTAAAGAGGTCTAACTATGGGCTATAAAACTAAGTGCCGTTTATGCGGCAAGGTAACAGAGCACATAGAGCGCGTAGTAACCGATAACCTGCCGCCTTACGTTAAATCTTTACAATGTATCAAATGCGGTGTTATGGGCATAGTCATGCTTGAGGATCTAAAAGATGCTTAGGGTAGAGCCGATTAGCTATAACCATGCTTACGAGCTTGTAAACGCTTTTCACTATTTAGGACCTAAGCGCTTTATAGGCCAGCACGCTTTCGGGCTTATCGAGGATATACAGGTAATTGGAGCGGTGGTTTACTCGCCGCTAAGTGTGCCTAACTCGGCCACTAGCGCGTTTGGTCTACCTCGTGGGAATTATCCCGAGTTACTAGAGATGAGCCGATTAGTGCTTGAGCCGGAGCTTAACGGTAAAAACTACGGATCTATGCTTGTAGGTCGTAGTTTAAGGATGTTAAAGCAACGTGGCATAAGGGCCGTTATTAGTTATGCCGATAGCTCTAGGCACGTAGGTGCGGTCTATCAGGCTTGCAATTTTGGCTACTACGGGCTAACGCCTCAGAAAAACGATTTTTACTTTGCCGATGGCACAAAGCTAAGTAGAGGTAAGAGTAAGGGTTTCGAGGGTCATTGGGAGCCGCGCTCGCGTAAGCATCGTTACGTTTATTTACTAGATAAAAAGCTGGTACCTATATGGGAGCAAGAGCCTTACCCTAAATTAAATGAGGTTAGTAATGTCTCATAGTTATCCACATAAGTTATCCACAAGAGTTAATAACCTGTGGGACACGCTCAAGAATACGCTCAAGATTGACTCCTATTTGACTATAGGTATACGCTCCATACTCGCAGGCGAGCCGCTACCGCGGATAGCTCGCAGGCGTAGTACGGTGCTATTGGCCGGTCTATTGCTATTTGGCAATATGCCTGCATCACAAGCTATAAACACACAAAGAGATAAAGAAAACTACAAACTCTACGCGCATATAAAGCTCCTCAATGCAAAGCAATATAGATGCCTAGAGGTCCTATGGAATAGAGAGTCACGCTGGGACCCGAGAGCAAATAATCCTAAGAGCTCTGCATATGGTATACCCCAGCTACTTAAGATGAGAGAGTTAGACCCGTTTAAGCAAATAGACTTAGGCCTTAAATACATAGCTCATAAACACTTAAGCCCGTGTCGAGCCTTGGACTACCATAACAAGCGAGGCTTCTATTAATGGTACAAGGTAAGCACGATCCACGCGTAAGCCGAGCATACAAGCAACAGAGACTACGAGTATTAGCTCGAGATGGCTACACCTGTGCATATTGCGGGTATACAGGCGATGATATGACGGTGGACCATATACAAAGTATTAAGTCAGGCGGAGACCCTATAAGCCTTGAGAATATGATTTCGTGTTGCCGGCCGTGTAATAGCGCTTAGGGCTCACGCTCACAAGGCGTTTTTTTAGCACGCAATTCTACCCCCCCTGCCTTTGCTGGCA